CTTGAGACATAATCACTATGTTAGGGTTGATCGTTACTCCTAGTTAACTGTATCATTACCTTCGATAAAGACTCTGTATCTTTCTTCTTCTCTTTCATCCTTTGGAGTTTTCGCTAACTCCTCAAGAATTAAGATTCTTCTCTTTGCTTCTTCCTGATCTACATCATCTTCCCAGAGTAACTCTTCTGTTTTATCTTTAGAGATAAAAGAAACTTTTTCATGCTCTGCAACAATACGTTGATAATGAGGAATGAATGCATGATGCAACTTCTTCACAAACATAATGTCTCGCTTGGAGATTACAAAAGTTCTATCCTCGGAGAATTGACATAAAGGATGAGCAGTTATATGCTCACGACCTGCCTCTAAAATAGGAATCGTTCTAATACATAATGGAAAGTCAAGCAGAACATGTTCCTCATCTTCTTCTTTGAGCACAGCCATCACTTGCTCACCTGATGTAAGTTTCATTACAATATAGAACTCGTTGTCATCTAACATAGATCCACCTCTATTATTTTAACTTTAAATTCTTCTTCAGCATAAATTTTATATCTTTCAGATGCATGGTTTAATGTATGATTCTTCCATGACTTCCAGTGCAAATCATCGGCAAGATCAAACAGATTACATTGCGTCTTACCATTTTTCAATCTTAAACCACGACCTATAGATTGTAAGTTGCGGATTTTACTTTTTGTCGGCGACGCAAAAATAACATTTTCAAGCGAAGGTATATTAATACCAGTCGAAAAAGTCCCATACGATGCAATAATGATAGCATCTGACTCACTCTCGGTGATATGTCTAATTGCTTCACGATCGGCGGTAGCAGTACCCCCGAAGACAAAAAATATCTTTCTGCCATCGTGCGCCTTTTCTTGTATAAGGTCATGCAATACCTTTCCATGTTTCTCAACATATTGAAAGAGAACCAAAGTGTTACCCGTGCAATTAAGTGCTAAGTTTCGTATAAAATTGTTACGTTTTTCGTGAGAAACGATAAAAGACATCTCATCTTGGTACAGATTTTTACTTCTGCTCTGACGAGTAGGCTCATCGTACTTTAACACTATACATGTTATATTTAGCATGGCAAGTCGATGTGAGTCCATCAGTTCCTTGGTAGTGGTCACTCGATGCACTGGACCAAACATACCTTCAAGAACTAAGCGATGAATTTTCTTGTTGTCCAGTGTACCTGTGGTTCCGATACGGTAACGCACCTGATCCATCTTTTCCATTACAGTGGTAAGAGACTTTGCTTTAAACTGATGCGCTTCATCACCGAAGATAACATCGAAGTTTTGAAACCATGACTTAGGTTGTAGATACACAGACTGCCATGTGGTGATAAGAACATCTCTTGAAAAGTCTTTAGTGAAACCAGAGTAAAGTTTCTGACAGTGATGTGAAGTCTTCCATCCATTGGCAGATGAGTAATCTTCAAAGTCCGCAAACAACTGTTCAACTAACGATGTAGTTGGAACGATGATGATACACTTGCGACCAGCTTCTAGATGATGGCGCATTGTTGTGTAGATGATAAAGGATTTGCCTGAGGCAGTTGGAGATAACAGTAGAATGCGTTCATTGCGAATCGCTTCTGTAACTGCTTCTACCTGATAGTCACGAATCTCAATAGGTTTGCCATGACCCATTGGTTCCAACCATTTCGCATAGTCCATTACCTGCTCTGGTGTTATCTCGCTGGTAGTAACTACGTCATTGACATATTCTAATTCATACTTGTTGCGTGCTGCAAACTCTTGCACATAACGAAGTAAACCAACGTATAGAGACTTGCGGTACATATCGTACATACGGACTTTACCGTCCCACAGTCTTGCTCTATACTGAGGAGTAAACCTAGCACCTGGATATTCATAGGTAAAGAAGTCAGAGAGTTCTTGTTCTACTGAGGGATCTGAGAATACTCTCAGATTAACATGGTTTACTTTTTCAATTGTTATCTTCATTATCCAC